CTTAGGCTCTGCATGGCCTCAAGGGAAAGCTCTGTCATATCACTAGCACCCAAAATAGACACAAGAGGAAGCCAATCACTAGGCTAAGTGCGCCTATGAGATCGCCTACAAACTCCTGTAGGGTTGTTTCTTTAAAAGCCTGTTTGATATTTTCGATTGCCTCAAGCATCGTTTATTCCTCCTTGATGTAGCATTGATTAAGTTCTGATATGTCTAAGACAGATCCGAAGCCGTTAGCTTCATAGGTCACGCGGATAACATCGCCAGACCAGTGGACCTTGTACCCATCGTTTGCCCAGCAAACATGGCTGCCTTTTGCCAGTGCTCTTGTAAGTTCATGTAACTGCATTATGCGGCCTCCCTCTTGTGCCATGCGTTAATGCCTTCCATGAAAGCTTTGATCCAGTAGTATGTTTCACGCGCCGTACCGCGTGGGCTTATGTCGCGCTCTCCGCCGCCCTCATTGCATAGCTGGCCTAGACGGTAGCCGCCGTATGCGCAGTCAAGCACATAGGTGTTAGGGTTAGCATAGTAGCGGCCATCAAGACCCTTGGTCCATGCCTCGGTGCGATAGCCAAATGTTTTGTTCAGTAGTTCGATCTGTGCGTATAGATCTTTCTTAGTGATGCGCTGTGCCATGTTCATTCCTTCCTGTAAAAAACAAATCACAGGTTGATAATTAGCAAGCGGTTCCGCTATGGTCAAGCGGTATCACTAACAAAATAGGAAAAAAAATGCCAATAAAACGCCAAGTATCTGAAAACCTTGAATCTTTTCATTGTCGTTTACCCAAGCCCATCAAGGATCGATTGATGATTGAATCACGATCTCGGGGCATATCCGCCGCAATGGTTGTCACTGAGTTGGTAGAATTTAACTTGCTTGGGAAGGTAAAACCGCAGGTGCAATTCCAGGAAATTGACAGCGACCAGGTTGATCTTGAAGGGTGGCTTGCACGTAATGCCTAGGGTTGATTTTTGGATGAAAGGGCAACCCATAGGCAAAGGGCGTCCACGTTTCACAAGGCAAGGCCGAGCATATACGCCACAGAAAACACGCGACTATGAACACAAATTGGCCGCTGTAGCATCAGATGCAATGCAAGATTTAGGACTTGAACCGACAGCCTCAAAGTGTCGTATGCATATTCTAGCGCAGTTCGAGATCCCCAAATCATGGTCTAAGAAGCGCAGAGAGGCCGCTACAGTAGGGGAAACGATCCCCGGTAGGCCAGACATCGATAATGTCGTTAAGATCTCTCTGGACGCTATCAACGGCGTTGTGTTCGAAGATGATGCACAGGTTCATAAAGTGATAGCCACGAAACGTTATGGCGATCCCATGATTCTGGTGTCTGTGGAGTGGGATGAATGAAGCCACCTATGGCAAAGAACAAAGATCTGCGAAACTTCGCAGTGATTCCCATTGAAGCTTGCCGCGATCACAGATTGCATGGAACCGCAGCTTTCAGTGTCTTAGCGTTGATCTGTAGCTATTGCGACTACCTCGGGGTGACTTGGGTTAGCCAGGGAAGGATTGCCAGTGAACTAGGCGTATCAAGGCCGGCCGTAGCACGACAGATTAAGAAGCTGAAAGAGTATGGATACATCAAAGACGCCAAGCCCCTAAACAAGTGGCAAAAGACAAGATCGATCCGCGTGGTATTCAAACGAGCGCCAGAGGATCTGGATGAAGCCAAAGCAAACCTGACCGCAGCGCAGCAAATCAATGTTGAGGAAGGGCGTAGACAAGCGGCCAATAAGTTTGAACAAGAACACAACTTCAGCACGAAAAAGCCTGTGGATAACTTAGAAGGAGGTGTAACATCAGAGGTTACATGTGGTGTAACACCATTAGGTTACACTAACACACCATATAACGATATAGGTATTAATACTTATAGTGATGAGGCTAGACAGTTTTGTGTAATGTTTTTGAGATCTGCTGAAAGTTTTGGAACTCCAAGGATTATCCAGGATCGAGATATCGATGTTATGGCATCATGGATCAGGAACGGATTAACCCGTGAGCAATGGGCAACCATCCTCCAAAGCCATTGGGACTACTGCCGCAAGAACCTGAGAGACTATGCACGGGGCATAGGATACTTTGCAAACCCTGTAGCCAAAGCCACTGGCACCAGTACACCCAAGAGAAACGATCCCCTAGCACAGGCCGTGCGATCCCTACGCGCTAGGTAGGCAGTAACACCCGCCCCCGCGCTTGCCCGCCCGCGCTGCCCGCGCACATGCGACCCCTTGCCCCCCACCCCCTGCTGCTACTGCTACAGTCCCCCACAAAAATATTTTCTGGAATTTTCCGCATGGGTGTGCGATACCTTAAGCACTCAACTAGGAAGGACGAGTTATGAAAAAAAAATTGAGAGTGGTGCAGCCACAGAAACGCCGCAATGATCCAGACAAGACTGATTGGGTACGTTTGGGCATTGGTTGGTCTGATAGCAAGGGAACGCGGATTAAGCTGAATGCGCTGCCATTGCCTGATGAGAATGGTGAGGTTTGGATTAGCTTGTTTGAGGATGATGGGTCTGGCGGTGGTCAGAAACAAGATCAATCTTCTCCGCAAAATAGTTCTGGCGGCATGAATGATGAGATCCCGTTCTAATGGCTCGAACCAGGCAAACACCGATTGGCCGCTTTGGTGGCATCCGTGTTGCGCAGCGTCGATTAAAGACGAGTGAGACATTAGAGAACCACAAGGAAGCCGTTGCCCAGGAGCTAATAGCTCTTGGGACCACATCGATCACTGAGATTATGAACCTTGATGGGACGATGAAGAACCAGGAGGATATCCCGGATTATGCTCTGAGAGCGATAAAGAAGATTACTCCGATGCCGGATGGCCGGGTTGCGATCGAAATGCATGATAAGGTTGCGGTGTTGCGTGTCCTGGCAAAAGCGGCCGGGTTCCTGGATAATCCCGAGAAGGAAAGTGATAAGCCTTCGATCGTTGGGATTAACATGAAGGGTCCGGCGACAACAGAGTATGCCGAGGTGGTAGATGACGGAGATTCCTAGTCTCGATCTAAACTTTGAGAACAGTCCGACTGTTTGGAAATTTTTGCATGACGATAGCTTCGTTAGGGGGTTGATGGGGCCGGTGGGTTCCGGTAAATCCTATGGCTGTGCAGCCGAGATAATGCTTAGGGCGGTGAGGCAACGACCCAGCCCACGCGACGGTATCCGCTATTCACGTTTTGTTATTGTTCGTAATACTTATCCCGAGCTGCGCACGACCACCATCAAGACCTGGCAAGAGCTTTTCCCAGAAGATACCTGGGGATCGATGCGGTGGCAGCCACCGATTTCACACCATATTCGTATTCCTACGCGGGGAGATATCCCTGGGATCGATTGCGAAGTGATATTCATGGCGCTTTCATCGCCCCAAGACGTTCGTAAGTTGTTATCGCTCGAGCTTACGGGCGCTTGGGTCAACGAGGCTCGAGAGCTTCCCAAGGCAGTTATTGACGGATTGACGCACCGGGTCGGTCGATATCCCACAAAATCCGATGGCGGTCCTACCTGGTACGGGATCTGGATGGATACCAACCCGCCGGACAGCGATCACTGGTGGCATGAGCTGGCGGAAAAGAACCCGATCGGCGGAAAGTTTGCCTGGTCTTTTTTCAGACAGCCCGGCGGTGTGCTGCAAGCGAAACCCGATGAAGTTCCGAAGGAGGATCCTGATGCACAAGGATTTATATTCTCTGGTGGCAAGTGGTGGCAAGTTAATGAAAATGCGGAGAATCGAAACAATCTCCCGCCTGGATACTATCAACAGTTACTTGGCGGTAAGAATGTCGATTGGATACGGTGCTACGCCCAGGGCATGTACACATTTGTCCAGGAAGGTCGGCCCGTTTGGCCGGAATACGATGATGAGCTTATGTCCGGGGATGTCGAGGTAGATCCATATTATCCGATCCAGATCGGGGTGGACTTTGGTCTAACACCCGCTGCGATCTTTGGGCAGAGAACAACAGCCGGAGCCTGGCGGATCTGCGATGAGCTGGTAACATTCGATATGGGCTTGGAAAGATTTGGCCAGGAACTACTTGGGCGGATCGCGGAGCGATATTCTAAGCATGATATCTTAATCTGGGGGGATCCGGCCGGTAACAAACGGGATGAGATCTACGAGGTTACGGCCTTCGATCACCTTCGATCGATCGGATTTAAGGCGCAACCGACAGAAAGTAACGCGTTCCAGGTACGCCGGGAAGCTGGGGCCAGCCCAATGTCGCGCCTGGTAAATTCAAAGCCTGGTCTGATGGTTGATAAAAAATGCATTCGTCTGCGCAAATCTCTGAGCGGCGGATATTTCTTCAAGCGGCAATCCCTGGGCGCTGGGCAAGAAAGATTTAAGGATGCGCCGGTAAAGAACGAACATTCACACTGTGGGGATGCGTTTGGGTATCTGATGCTGGGCGGCGGCGAACAACGTCGATTGCGCCGGGGATCCTACGGACAAAAGTTCCAAACCGGGGTTGTCCAGGCAGAAACAGATTTTAGTGTGTTCTGATGGGACTAATACAGCTACCTACGTTTAAAATGCGTCCGGATGAGCAAATTGTGCCGCTTACCTACGAGCATTTGTTTGCAATGAAGCTCGGGCCACATGAAAGCGAGTTATCAAAGCATATTCCAGGGTATCTGGATTATGTGTGGGATAATTCTGTTCTTGGCTGGTCCTATACTGCGATCGGCAAAGGCCGCGTAATATGTTGCTTTGGGGTTCGAGAAATCTGGAACGGCGTGGTCGAGTGTTGGTTTATTCCAGGCGAGGGGCTAAATGAACACGCGAGATCTACACTTGTCGGCGCTCGAGCTATCCTACAGGACGTTATGGATAACTACGGTATCACTAGGATGCATATATATGTAAAATGTGACCATCCGATAGCAGTAAGGTTTGCAAAAGCGCTATATTTTGATATAGAATGTAGATTAAGACAGTATGGCCCAGAGGGGGCTGACTATTACTCTATGGCGAGGTTTGATTAATGTCAGGACTTTTTAAGAAAAAGAAAAGCGCACCGGCTCCACCCCCGAAGCCCGAAGTAACGCCAACGCCCGTTGCTCCTGTTGTCCAGGCTCCGCCTCCAGTTTATTCGCCGCCAACTGAAAAAACGATTGCTGAGAAAAAGCGCGAGGAGCGTTTAGAGCGCGAGGAAAGACGCGCTGAGTCCGAAGAAATCTCAGAAAGCCAGGCATTACAGCGCCGGAAACGTCTACGCCGCCGGGGTGGAATGAGAATGTTGTTCTCGCCATTGCGCCGCGAAGGCCCAGGATATGGTCGTCGTAGTCTATTAGGGGGCGCGGTCGGAGCGGCCACAAGAACTTTAG